ATATAGACTTGGATTTTCATCTTTTCCTACAAATTTATTAAGTACAGGATTATATTGTTTTATTCTATCATTATTCGTATTTTGTAATTGTATGAAATCTTTATCACCTGATAGTATAAGCACCTTCTCGGTAGTTCCTCTACATAGAACAGCAATTATATCATCTGCCTCTGCTGTATCTATTTCTATAACCTTGTAAGGCAAGAATGCTTTAATCTCATTTTTAACTTTAGATATGATATCAAATATCATAGTCCAATCATGTTCAGATTTTGCTCTATTTGCTTTTCTACCTGCCTTGTAGTTAGGAAAGACTTCTCGTCTCCATACATTACTACTATCACAAGCAATAACCATTTTACCGTATTCTTTTCTGAATTTTTTGTTGTGGGCACGAAGTGAATTTAAGACCATGTGTCTAACAAGGTCCTCATTTAATTCAGGTGCATCTCTGCCATTGATTTGAACCATCAGGTTCGATATCATTATTTGATTTATGTCAACTATTATCATTATATAAACGCCTTTAATATTCCTACTAACAGTAGTGTGGATAGAGCAGCATTCAACATTATTATTGCTCTGTCATGCCATAGTATTCCTACCCAAAGCCAACCTACTACACCTAAAAAACTAAAACATAAGTCGAATGTATTAAACTCACCAACTGCTCTAAAACAAGCTGCAATAAGTAAAAATACACATGCTACCCATTTAATGTACCAAGATATGTCGCCTTTTGGTGTTGCTTTTTTAAACACTCTGGTAGAATTTAGTGCTTTNATTTTGTCATCTAACTTTTTGTATGTCATAATATAATTATATCAGGCTATTGACCTGATGTCAAGCATTAATCCAGTGTAATATCAGGTTCAAATTCTATATCTAATTCTTGTAGTCTTTCTTCTTGTTTTTTCTTAGATTCTTTTTTCTTTCTAACAATAACATTACCATAATTAATATCAGTAACTTTTCTACCATCTTTGAGTATGTGAATTTTAGCAATGGAATCAGAGATAGTCTGCATTGGATAATCTCTACCAAAATCTCTTTTTAATAAACTTTTAGTAGCTTCAATCACTATTGCTAGGTCTCTTAAAAATACATCTGATTTAGTATCAACAACATTTTCTTGAAGCACATGAATAATATCTAAGATTAAACTTTCAGTTATTTGGTCAACGAATATATCTTCTTTAATTCGTCTTGCCTCTTCTTCTGATGGTTCAGGTTTTACAGGTTTGTTGTTATAAACAACTCTATCTGTTGGGAACTTTATCACATTTGAGTTCTTTTCCATCTAACCTCTTTTTTTCTTTTGTAGTTCTCTTTTTATCCATGAGACTGCTTGATATGATGTAGGTGCTTTAGTTACCATTCTTCGTATTGCTTTGTATACTTTAGGGTTTACATCTTCAGCAACTTTATTATTATCTACAATAATAAAATTACTTGTGCCAAATAGGTTTTGTAATTTACCTATGTTTTGTTGTACTTGTTTGTGATTTGATATCACAATAGCATCTGGTACTTTTCTTGGTCTCATTTGATTTCTTTTAAGAGCAACTTCTAAACTTGTATTTACAAACACCATATGTACATCATAACCGATATGTCTCATTGTGTTTGCTTCTGATTCTATTCTTGCAACATCTCTTGCTGTGCTGTCTAGTATGAGACCTAAACGACCTTCTAATGCAAGTTTTAACTGTACGCCAGTTCTTGCTTTTGCCTTTGTTCTTATTTCATCACGCCTTGCAATTTCTTTAGCATTTGTTGTTGCCATATTTAATGACATCTTTTCTTTATTTAAGGCAGCTGCAAAAGCATTATCACTATTAATAACTTTTAATCCCATGCCCATTAATGTTCTTTCAGAAACCCATGATTTACCTGAACCAGGACCTCCTGCAAGAAAGAATGCTTTGAATATATTTGGGTCGTACACGCCCTCAGATATGTATTGTTGAAAGTTTATCATGCTACTATTTATGTACCTTTGTTAGATTTTTTCACCTTTATAATTTATCTTACCTTCATTAATAAAGTGTTCTTTTAACTCATTATAACCACCTACATGAACATCATTCATAACTATTTGTGGTATAGTTCTAACTTGTTTTCCTAACACTTTATATAATTCATCAATAGATAAATCTTTAGTGACCACCTTTTCCTCATATTGTAGACCAAGATTTCCTAATAAGTACTTGGCCTTTTCACAATAGGGACAGTTTGGTTTGCTGTAAACTGTAATCATTGTATAACTACCTCTTCTATTGCCGCTTCTGCTAATACATCAATATCAACATCTTGAGTTGCATTTTCAGCAATATAATCAGCAAGTCTATTTGCGTCACCAACACCCATTTTTAGACCAATATAAACTCTATACTGATTAAAAGGTGTTTCATATACTGCCTTTTCCCATTGTTCATAACCTTGAACCATGGTTTTTGCAACAACATTAACAATTGTGTCTTCAACTTTTGAAGCAACTTTTTTGCTATTGTTTGAACCAATCTCAGTAGTATATAGTTCACTTCTTTGATTCATTTCGCCCTTCAACTGGTCAGCAAGACTTGCTTTTGCAATTAGTGTTGCCTTTTGAATTGCTAATTGTAAATCAGGACTTGTTCCTTGACCTACTGAGTAGATATACTTTTCAGCATCTCTATCAAAAAGAATACCCTCATCAACTGAAGCGTCAATATACCATTGAGGCACCTCATTCAATAAACGATTATCTTTCATGTTTGCTTCTTGTTTAACTTCGTAATTACTACTACAGCCTATTACAGCCATTGATGTTAAAGCTATTAATATAATTTTCATCATGTATTTTACTCCTTCACTTCGTTTGTTACATTATCAACTACTTTTAAAATTTTCGATAAATTTATTTTATCAGAAAATTCACCCCAATGTATCGTCAAAACAACCACGCAGGTTATTGTAACTAATAGTTTATACATTATTTCTTCTCCCAAACACCATTTTCACTTAAACAAACCAACCCAGGTGTTTTAAAAGGATGGTCTGGTCTCGCATACTGCCTGCAATAAGCAGGAGTAGTTAAGTCTGCATAATAAAATTGAGCAAATAGTTCCCAATAGTTAGGACCATCATACCCGTCTTTACATTTTAATACTTCTTCTTTTGTTGTCTCTGTTATTAGACATTGACTATCTAAACATTTCTCTTTAATTATAACTTTTATCACACAAGGATTATCATTCAACCATTCTGATTTCTCACCTGCAACTGCACAAGACTTAAATAATAATAAAAGTGTTATTATCAGTAACATTGAGTGTAACATTGGTTTCAAAGGGTCTTGCATTACGAATCCGACCAGTTTGTAAAATCATATTTTTTAGCAGAGAAAAAATCATCTTTTTCTTTAACAAAAATACCATCAACCATTTTACCTTTTCTATCTTTGATATCATTGTATGCTGTCTCTAAACATTCTTCCATTGTAACATCATTTCTTTTCATTATGTTTAACATAATAACCATCATGTCGCCTAAGTCATCTCTCACATCTTTTTGTTTACAAACACTATCACTCAACTCACCAAGTTCTTGTTGCAACTTTAAGACTTGGTCTTTATCAGTAGAGCCTTCAATTAAATTTCTGTCTTCGTGCCACTTTATTACTTTATCAATTAAAATCTTCATGAATTTGTACTCTCCGTTATTTCCCAACGACCGTCTGGTAATTGGCATGCTGTTCCAGTTTCACTCTCTCTTGAAATACCGTTCATAGGCCAAGACTGTTCAATACTAATAACTGACTCATAATCTCTACATCTGAAATTGTGATTTACATAAGTTCTATTGATTGTTACAGAACCCCAATTACCATTAGCAGAGTTGCCCCAATGTGTATGAGACCTTTTGCCTGGTGCTGTGTTTAGTGTATCTACAAATATTGCTGTATGTGTATTCATATCATTTTTATAAAACAATGCTGAACCCCACACGGCACCGACTACAGTACAAGCAGCAGTTAGTGGCATATTTGTATTAAGTAATCCTTTGCAAGTAGCATATCCTGCTACTGCACCAGCGGTAGTTCCCATATGCGACTTGACTTGATTCTGACTACAACCAATTGTAGATAGAGTTAATAGTATTAATAAAATTTTATTTGTTTTTTTCATTTTCTTCTTCTTGTTCTTTTTTTCTTAACCACATTTCATCACCAATAGCATCTACATCAGGTTCAATATCTTCTTTTGGTTCAGGTGGATTAATCCAATCTGCATCTCGTCTTTCACATACCATATTTACTCTCCTGCAATCCAAACATCACGATTATAAAAATATATTTCTTTATCTTTAGGGCCGACAAGATATGTTTCTCCATCTTCCCCAATTACCATTCTTTCAGCTTCAATTAGACCCGAAGTATTTATTCCTGAAGAAACAGCTTCTTCTTTTACTTCTTCTTCTATTTCTTCTTCATCATCTACTAAGTTTATAAATTTTAGAAAGTTTCTAATTGAGTTTAACTCACTAAGGGGTGTTGGTAGTATTTGTTTATTACCACAACCACTTAATAGTAATAGTATTATTAATATTCTAAACACCTGGAACTCCTACGTAGCCTTCTTCAATATCATAACTCATATTTGTCTGTGCTTCTTTATCACCTTCCATACATTGGAAATAGACTGCCATTGCTTCGTCCATTGTAGGAAAACTATTAATAATTTCTTTCTTACCATTTTCATCATAATAGACAACGTCCCAAGTTTTAGTTAGCATATTATTATCTCCCTATATCTTTAATACTGTCTTTAGTGATAACTTGATATGCACCTTTATTATAAGCAGGTGCAACTGTAAAGTTTTTAGATTCTTCTAATCGCCAGTTACTAAGTGGTTTAGTACCACCTGAACCTTGTAATTTAGAATGGTCAACTGATTTTATATTGTTACTGACATTGGTAGATTTTCGAACTATAGATGTATCACGAAATACTGAACGATTCTGACTTTCTTTTCTAATATCAGAAAGTTTTTTATCAGGATTAATACCGTGACTAATTAGAAATTTTCTGTGTTTGGCTCTTGCCTCTAATAATCTTTTTGCTTTAGGTGATTTACTCATCTTCTTCATACCTAAAGCTTTAGGCAGTTTCTTCTTTTTCATACCTAAACTCTTAGGTATATGCACATAAAATAAACCCATAATATATCCTTGTTAATAATATAATTATATACTAAAATAGTATACTTGTCAAGCAGTTATCTTTTCTCTTTTTTTATACTCCGCTTCTATCTGTTCTTGTGTCCAGTCTTTACCGTACCATGTATATTCATCATCAAAATCTTTTATTAACATAAAATCAGTTTTTTGACCATAACTGTAGTAATAATCTTCTTTTGCTGGTATCAGACCAGCAGGTGCAATATAAACATCAGGATATACCTGCCTATATGTTTTAAAATAGTCTCTGTCATCTACAATATAAACTTCAGACCTATCAAATTGCTCAGGGTCTGATGTGTTTTCTTGTTTACTTTCATAGTCATCATATACTTTATCAGCATTTTTTCTCATTTCAATAATTCTACTTTGCATATCCTCTATTTGAGAATACGATACATTTCTGTATAGAGTCCAAGTATTTGCGAATGTGTCATATCCGTCACCTTCATGGTCCCAATAGTGTCTAGAATAAACTACATGAAACATTATTTACAGTCCTTATTTTTATATTCGTCTGATTGTAAAGCACATTTGTAATTCTTATCTGCCTTTGCTCTCAACTCAGCTGAGATACTATCTAACATAGATGGTAAATATTTTTGTAAAACAGATATCATTTCTAAAGAATAATTATGAGCAACCCTTTGCATTTCTGCCTCGAATAAGGCAGACGAGTCAACTGGATTGCCTTGTACTTCTTGTTTAATTACATGACCAGCAATTGCTTCATTCATATCACTAGCCAGAACAGAGAAATTCAAAAAGAATATTCCCCATACAAATATACAGATTGTAATTAAAAACTTTTTCAACTTAAACATTATGCAACCTCCTTAAAGCCCATATTTGCAACAACAAATTTCTTGTTTGTTTCTTTGTCTTCAACAATATCNCCAACACTTACAGAATACATATTAGTATTTGCAAATCTTTCGATTTGTGATTCTGGTCCCATGTTGCCTATAGAAAAGGCATCTTCAAGGTCCTCAGCATTAATATTACTAACATGAGAATAATATTCTTTATCAAATGCTTCTTTTGCAAGAGCAACAATATCATCACCGAAATTCATATTGCATTTAATTAAGTGTTTAGGAACAGCGTCATGACCTTTTGCATTAATAAGGTCACGTTCTTCATCTGTTAGATGAATTTGATGTAATTTAAATTTTTTCATTATACATTCTCCGGAAATAATATGTCTGGAGAATAACAGGAACTTTTAAATATTGGTATTTTTTTATCAAATATTGCTTGAAGTGGTGAACTTTTTTCAGCCGCCTCAAAGTATTCTTCAACTTTAAAGTTTTTAATTAAAAAGTTTCTGAATTTTGCCATTGTTATTGGACCACGATACTTGAAACGAGCAACAAATTTACCCTCGTAAGTTAAATAACCACCAAAGTAGTCAAAGTTTTCTTTTTTAAAGTCTTTCATAATGTAGTTTCCTCTCACTTTTTTCATAATATACATACATTATATGTCAATTGAATGAGAATGTCAAGCATTATTCCAATAAAAATGGACTAAAAAACGTAGTAAAATCAAGGGTTTACAAATTAATTGGAATTAATTGGAATTATTCCAGTTTATTTTTGAGTGATTCTCTTAAAATACTTGAACCACCGATACGAACATTGATAATACCGTTATAATATTCATCAGTTTCTAAGACTTTTCTCTCAAATTGTTCTTGTGCTTCTAAGTAACTTGCGACACCCCTAGTAGAACAATAGTGTAAGATTTCTCTAGTAAATCTATGTTCACCTAGTCTAAGCACATCATCAACTAAGTGAGAGTTTGAACCCCAATAGGTTTTCCAATCACTTTCTTTTGTGCCTCTTCTTTTATTCTTTCGACCTTTGAGTGGTTTCTTTGTAGTTTTGAATTTTGCTAACTTCTTACCCACATACTTTTTATGGTCAATCAGGTTTGTTATTAGATAAACAAAAGCCTCACAACCTTCTGGAAGTTCTTCAACTACTTTACCATCATATGTCCATTTAGTCCCAGTTGTCATCAATATCTGTTATCGTATCTTCAACTTCTTCATGTTCATGACCACAGAATGGGCAAAATTGCTCTATATAATCTTCTGGTAAATCATGTCTTACTATGTATGTGGCTGAGCAATTCTCACACACCGTTTTTAAGTTGGGGTTTTTCGTCATAGTTTAAATCCTTTGAATGTCTCCTTTTCGACATCTTGTTTTATACCACCAACGATATAGCTTTCTATTTCAGTTTCTTGTGGTGCGTTTTGAAGTCCTCTACTATTTAACCAATGTTGGGTCCAAGGTAGTGGGTTTTGATTAGCAGGTTGGTCATAAACAGCGTTAAGACCAATTGCCTTCATTCTCTTGTTTGCCATATATTCTACATACTGATTGAGTAGTGTGTCATTTAGACCAATCATAGAGCCTTTATTGAACAAATACTTTGCCCAATCTTTTTCTTGTTGTACGGCCGTATCGTACATATCGTAAACTTGTTGTTCACATTCTTTCATAATTTTAAGCATTTCTTTATCATTTTCTTTTTTACGGTAGTTATTTATAATGTTTTGTGATACTGCAAGATGTAAATTTTCGTCTCTAGCAATTAGAGATATAACCTTAGCAGAACCTTCCATGAGTTTTAATTCACCAAATGCAAACGAACACGCAAATGAAACATAAAATCTAATACCCTCTAGTATATTCACGTTTACTAGTGTTAGATATAATAGTTTCTTTAATTCATACTGGTCGCCTTTACCAAATAAATGATATTGATGAGCATAAGTTATAAACTTATCATATGCTTCGGTTACAGTTTTTGCCCTATCCATAATCTCTGGTGTTTCAATAATAGTATCTAATACTGCTGTTGGGTCTGAATAAACATTCTTCATTATGTGAGTATAAGAACGACTATGTATTGTCTCACTAAAGTCCCATGCAACTAACATGGACTCTAATTCAGGTAAAGAACAAAACGGTAAGAATGCCAGACATGGGCCGCGGCCTTGTACACTATCTAATAGTGTTTGATACTTTAGATTAGATGTAAAGATATGTTTCTGTTCATCAGATAGTTGTTGAAAATCGTTTCTATCTTTTTGTAAAGACACCTCTTCTGGTCGCCAAAAGAACCCTAACTGTTGTTGATTTAACTTTTCAAAAATAGGATATTTCTGTTGGTCATATCTTTGTGTATTAGGTTCTTCGCCAAAGAACATAGGTTGTTTTAAAAAATCTACTTTATTTGTATTGAATGTTTTAGACATTATATCGCACACGCCTCACAATATTCTTCGTAATCTTCATCTGTTTTAAATTCCTCTCTAGGTTTAATATCGTCTTTTACATCATCATGCCAACCAACTGAATGTGATGGTTCATCTACATCTGATTTTGCGTCATATGTATTTTGATAATATGAAGTTTTCCAACCTAACTTATATGTAGTTAATAAGTCATTTGCCATTACTGAAGTCGGCACCTCGCCGTCTTTGTAGTTTTCTGGATTGTAACTCCAGTTTCCACTTATTGCCTGGTCAAAATATTTCTGCATAACAGAAATACTGTTAATGTAACCTTCGTTACTTTTC